AGACTGTCGGGAGCATCATCGTGCTCTGCTTCTTCTGTGTACTCGGTGATCTGTTCTATGTAGTCGTCATCGGTTCCCGCCACAAATATGACATTTTCCCAATTGAATTTCAGAAATGTGGCAATTTTGATCATCTTGTTCATTGTCTCAGAATAGGTGGTAACTGTTTCCCCCTTCTTCCTTAACTCTTTCGCAAGATATCCTTTATCACCGTTGTCTTCACAGTAAATCCTTCCGGCTCTGAATGCCTTCCGCCACTTAATAATGGATGATTGACAATCATCAACATGTTTGCGCCACAATTTCCCGAAAACGTAATATTTTCCATCTTTCTTTTTGCAGATGGTAAATGCTGTGTAATCCGATCCTTGATAGGCCGCATCAATATGACAGTAGTTGCAATCAAAGATGATTGACGGATCATAGCCGACCTTCGGGTTTGTGAAGATAACATCTTCAGAAGCGATGTGCATCAGCAGATAATTCGCCGCATAGAGTGACGGGAGCATTTTGCTCTTGATTTCTTCCTGCTCTACTTCTGAAATCAATCCTGTCTGATGAACATCGTATTTCTTGGCGGGCGGCATCAACTCAAATGCATCCTCTTTGTGCCAAGGGGTTCCAGTGTTGTAAATTCTGCATTTCCATCCACGGTTTACGATGTTCTGCAATTCTTGGTAAAACAGGCGGGTTGCATCTCGCTCTGCCTTGGATGTCCTGTCTTCGACATTGACAATATCATCAGTGAATACGATGTCGTAATGCTTACCTGTAATCGATCCGCCGATACCTCTGCCAATGAGCTGTGAACCACCACGAGGATCGTTACACAGATTCGTACTGATTTCAGTGGCGTTCTCGACAGTGATTACGAGGTCTACACCCCATAAAGTGCGGACAATGTACTGCGCAATGTCCGTTTTTAACATCATCTGAATCTGCCGAATGATTTCCTTAACGTCCTCATTGGTTTTTCGGAAGAAAATCACCTTGAGATTCGGCTTGCATATAATGAAAAGAAAAAGCACCACCGCTACACATGTTGTTTTGTATGAACCTCTGTGCGCTTGTAGTGTTGTGTCTTCTCCTGCGTTGTTAAACATGTCGCACATCCACTCGTTGTGCATCTCATTAAGGAGCTTGAATCCGAGTGCATGTGCAATTTTCAATGGCTTTTTCTTTATCGTGTTGAGAAGGTTTTGGCGGCGTTCATTCTGAGTAAAAGAAGTCATCCAGTTCTTGTCTCCGTTCCTCAGTAATGTTCCCTAATTCCTCATTCTTTTCGCTTTCTCCTTTAAGTGAGTAAAGCGTATCCATTCGGGCTTTTGTTTCAATGCTAACGCCATTTGTTACTAGGTTGATGAGATCTCTCAATGTCTCATAACTTAGCTTTTCCTGCTTTTCTACCTTCTCCTTGATTGCGGCAACACCTTTTGCTTGGAAATACTTTCCCATTTCAATCTGCCGCTTTCGCATTTCTGCTATTTCCTTTTTCGCCTCTTCCGTTTCGTTTCTTACTAGTTCGTTGTCATATTCACGGCTCCTGTTTACCCATTCCCATTTGGATGACCATCGGGAAAGCAACTGCTGTGATTTGCCCAACTTTTCGGCAACCTTCCGGATAGAACGGGTACTCCCCATCAAACAATACTCATGGAACGCTTCAAACGCTTGATGAGACTCGCCTTTCTGCCTTTCCCATGGCATTGTGTCTCTCATCTTTTACTCCTGTTTCAAAGCGTATTTATAGACTACATCGCCATTTTCATCCAATCTATCCGGCTTCAATATTCCACCGTATGCTTTGGCGGGTGATGTTCCTTTTTTGATATCGTTCCAATTTGTGTGCAACCATTCCGCCATCGTTGTGTCGAATTGCTTTGCTCTGTTGCGATTGCTTCCTGTATTGTATGAGGCGGCTTCTACCCATTTGAAACTCCCGAAAAGTTCCTCAATGTATGGTGAGATGTCTGACCATTTGACTTCACCTTTCTCCTTTGCGATCAGTATTGCCGCTCCAATATGGCCTTTGTTGCTTGCATTCCATTCCGGTGGTACGCCACAGCAGTTGATGTCGTCATTGCACTCTCTACAGAACGCATCAGAGACGTGAAAGCGCAATCCAATGCTGTGTGCATATTCCCTCATCTCATGGATGATAGGTGCCTTAATCGCTCTGTTAAGGCGTTTGTAGCCCTGTTGATAACTGTTCTTCATGTAAAATGTGTGAATGTCGTATCCTGCGATTTCACTCATTTTCTTGTAACGCTCTTTGAGGTCTTCGTTTGCTCTGCTTTCCATACAGAAGAACTCTGTTGTTACACTGTCCGCTCCTGCTTCCTTTGCGGCGAGCATCAGCGGTTTAAAGTCATCAGAAATCCCGATGATATATGGTCTTAATCTCAGCGTTACATGGATCCCGATATTTGCAAGTCTTTTAATTGCGGCAATTCTTTCTGATGAGCTGTCTACACCTAGTTCTATCTTCTTTGCTTTCTCGTCATCGTAAGTGATGATGGAAATTTTGACATGCCAGTTGTGTGCGTGTTTCTTGAACAGGCTCATGTATCTGTCATCTTTTGTCCACCATGTTGCTTTCGTGCTGAATGACAGAGGGTAATCGATTTTGTCAAAATATTTTAATAGTTCCAGTGTTACGCCATATCTTCTTTCATATTCATCAAACTCGTCTGCTAATCCACCCCATTGCATAATCCTTCTTTTTTGAATATATGGGAAAAATTGTCTTTCTGTCCTGTTTGCGTTTTCAATATCGTTTTTTATCGCTTTTTCAAACAGCGATATTACTTTTTCGACTTTAACGCATCTGTTCTTTCCACCGATGTATCCGTTCAATGTATGACTCTTTTGAAAGTAAGAGAAACAATACAGACAATTGTATGCGCATTTGGCGTATGTATCAAAACTCATCGGCATTGAACAATCGGGTATTTCCATGCTCCATCTCGGACTGGAATATGTATCCTTCAGCTCGTCTGCCATTTTATTCCTCGATTCTGATTACTGTTGTCTGTGTGTGCGGAAGGATCTTCTTATCGTATCCGTGCGCCTCTACCCACGCCTTTGCTTTCTCATTGCTGTCGAAAATAAGATCAATGATCCATGATTCGTAGGTGTTTGTGTTTTCCGGCTCAAAATCGGAGAAATCGAAATCTTCATCAATTCCTTCTTCATTCTCGGCGAGGATAACACTCAGCTCATCTGCGGAAAATCCTGTGAGTTCTTTGTCATCAATTTCTGATAAGAGGTCTTCCAGTTTTTCGTAATCCCACTCACCTTTGATTTTGTTCAAAGCAAGATTGAGAACTTTCTCTTCATCTTCTGAAAGACTAACAACATAGCAATCAACTTCTTTTGCTCCGATGTCTTCAAGTACTTTCAATCTCTGATGTCCACCAACGACATTTCCTGTTTTTTCGTTCCATACAATTGGTTCTACATTTCCGAATGTTTCGATGCTCTTTCTCAGTGCCCAGTATTCCTTCATGGATTCATCAAGTTCAACCCTAGGATTGTATGCCGCTCTGTTCAGCTTTTCGATATTTACTGTTTTAAGCATTATTCATCCTCCATGTGAACTGTGTAACTGTGATTGCTTTCTTTCGGTTCTATCTCAAGTCCTTCTTCATCAATGAACTGTTTCATGAGTTCAAATGTAGCAAAAGACATGTAAATGTGGAATTTCTGTGTAGGTGTTGTCGGCTCTTCCTCTTCCGGCTCTTTATCTTCAACATCAAATTCTTCAACGATGTCATCAATCTGCTCTTCATTGTTGATTCCGATGATGTTGCCAATTTCCTCTTCTGAAAATCCTGTGTAAATAATATCGTCTACATCGATGTCTTTGAGCACCTCTTCCAGTTTGTACATGTCCCATTCACCCTCAATTTTATTGAGGCTGACATTGAGCTGTTTTTCCTTTTCTTCCGGAAGATCAACAACGATAACTTCTGTTTCTTCCACACCCATTTGTTTAAGAACGTTTAACCTTTGGTGTCCACCAATAAGAACATTGTTTCTTTTGTTGACGATTAACGGCTCAACCAACCCGAATCTACTGATTGAATTGGTAAGCGCATCATATTCTGTGTCTCCTGCTTTCAGTTCTATTCTTGGGTTGTAATCGGCAGGGATGATGTCTTCAAGTTTCATGATTTCTGTCTGCATGTGTTTATGATCTCTCCTTTGAACGAATTTGCATAATCAAGAAAAAGTCTTGCGCTTTTTGTCTTGGTTGTTTTCACAAATGTCTCTGTTATTGTGCTGTTCTCAAGTCTGAGCCTTCTCATCGACTCTTTTACTGGACAAGTCACTAAAAACAACTTCACTTTTTCTCGGTATTTTAATAAAAAAGCAAATGTTTTTTTGTTTGTAATTCTGTCCCCTTCAATGATGATGTTGTGATCAATCAATAATTCTATCTGTTCTCGTATTAACTGCTGTGAGTTGTATGACAGTGTGTCCGTTCCTTCTGTTCTTTTGCCTATGCCATACTTTCCGATTCCAATATTTCCATTTGATGCTATTGTGTACCAAACTTTATCTTTTCGGTATTCATAAGGTGGTGGCAAAAGTTTCTTTGCGGCTGTTGTCTTTCCTGCACCAGACTGACCAATGAAAACATAAATCATATTTTGATCTCCATTTCATAATCATCATCAATTGTGCCTGTAATTTTGCCGCCGTATTTTTTGTAAAAATCTTTTGCGCTTTCGTTTTTCCTAGTTCGCAGTGTTATTTTGTGTATTCCTCTTTTTCGGCATTGGTATGCTATCCGTTGTAACAGCTTTTTTCCGTATCCTTTTCCCTGCTCGCTCTTCTTTACTGCGATTTCTATCAAACGGAAGTGATTTTTACCATATATTCCTGCATAGAAACCTACTTCACCAATAAACTCTATGGCAAAGTTTTTACCGCCGTTAAATTTTGCTTTTCGTAAATATTGGTTGTTCACTGCTTCAGAACCACTTTCTTTTGCAATTTGTTCGGCTTTCTTTATGTCAGTTTTCCAGTCTCTTTGTAATAATGTTTCAGCTCGCTCCTTATTCCCTTCCATCCGCTATACTCTCCTAAATACTTCTTGTCGAATAACTGTCTTCTGATTTCATAAATCTGTTGGATTTCATCTTTCATTTCATCAAAATCCTTGTATTTGACAAGCTCTTCCAAAATTCTGTCAATGTAATAACCGTTATATCTACTTCCTTTGTAGAATTTTCGATATGCGCATAGCGATGTCTCGATCTCTGCTGTTATTGGTGTGGATCCTTTTGACTTGATTTTTTGCTGAACAATACTTAATCCAACATCCAATTGCGTTGTTGTGATGTTACTCGGTAGTTTTCCGTATTTATCGAAATAATCTGCACTTTGATCTAGGCAAAGAAGATTCATCATGCCACTGGTCGCTGTGTCTCCGTTAAGCCAATCAAATTGTGTTGTTCCAATGTCTTGTCCGAATAACCTTCCTAGTGTTTCCGCAAAAAGATATGTAGAAAATCGGCCGAAGAAATACCAATTTGATACTTCCGCTTCAATTTTTTGCATGTTGAGTTTTCCGTTTTTTTTCATTTTTTCAATGACTTCAGACTCTTTGTTTGCGAGCCTTCCCGAAAAACAACTCAACATTTTTTCGTAGTTCTTCCCAACTCGCACATATCTTCTGTCACTTTGAAAGATTATTTTTTTCTTGCTGTTTTTTGCGAAGGAAACAGGGTCTTTCAATATCGCTTCTCGGTATTTGAGTAGGAACAAAGCGGATATGATGCAATAAGTGACGCTGTAAAAGTATGCCAAATCGAACCTTTCTTGCAGTGTTAATTTGTTTCGGTCTGCATAATTCTTTAATATTTTTCCATTAGCTTCACCATCTCCGTTAAGATGGTAATGAATGAATTCTTCCATCCTTTCCTTTTTGTTTTTTCCGTTCATACATTTTTCGCTTTTTGATATTCCAATTTTGCGTAACTGTAATCCTTCAAAAGTTTGCTGAGCCTTCTGTGTAACTGATATTTTCTTTGCGGACTTTTTGTCATGCCAATCTGTTTTCGTGTTTCTTTGATCTCATTAAGATGATCATCGAACTTCACCATTTTTTCTCTCCTGTTTATTTCTTTCTCTTCCCATACCAGTATTGCACCCACTTTTGAAACCGATCACAATACAACTGTACGCATGCCCTCTTATCCAATTTTCCGCACTCAGTACACGGATAGACTGGAATCTTATCCAACTCTCTGAAATGTTCTTTCAATTCAGCTTCGGATAATTGTGACAGGTTGATTGTTCCATCCTTATCTTTTTCCATATGCCACCTTCTTAAAGAACGGCAGACCGTGAAACTATCATGAACAGAAAGGAGAGAAACACGCCTGCGGGCAATTGATACATCGGTCTGCCATCCCGCCCGCACGAAAAAAAAGAGGCGTCCCTATTCCTCTTTTTTTCACCGATATCAAATTATCACGGTTTTCATTTGAACAGGTCACAATCTTTTTGACCATCGGACAAAAAAAATGCACTTATCCATTTTTCCACGGACTTGTGCATCTTTCTTTAATTAGAAATTGTAATCGTAGTGCTTTCTCCATTCGGGGTACAGCTTTTCATCTGAGCTGTTTACCCATCTGCCGATCTTCCGGTGCCATCTGAATGTCTCGGTTGATCCGTTCGGGTCTTCCTCACAGATCCACCAATCACGCTGATCATCGTTGTTGATGCAATGTCCTGCGAATCCGCCTGTGACCCACTGTGGATCCCACTTTTCTGATCTCTCTGCCTTGTCGTTTCTCACAACAATCATTGTCTTGGTTCTTCTGATAACTGTGCATGGTGTGATGTCTGAATAATGACAGATGTGGGCATGATCCCCGACCCGTAACTGCTGAAGCCATTCGCTGAAAATCTGATCCTGCTCCGCTTCATAATCCCAAGATGGTTTTTTATCGGTAGCTATCCATTCCTCCATCCATCTTCTTTTTACTTCCTGCATTCTTTCATCAATCTGATTTCTTGTGTAATTCATGTCCTTCTCCTTTATTTGTCCAACTCTGTCTCAATCTCAATCAATTCCTTGATAGTCTTGCGGCTGATATTCACCGTTTCCTTCTTTTCATTCTTCTTTCAAGACTTTCTCGTCTGATACTTCATAGCAAACAATTCTATGATAGATTTTATATGTTTCTGTTTGTGTCATGGTTTCATGAAATGCAATCATCTGATTGTATAACTTTTCAGCATCCTCTAATGTGAACAGAATATCATAACTCATGTGGGCATTGAATGCCGTCCATTCCGGATAATTTCTGTTGTCTTTAAACTGTACTTGATAAACTTTCATATCTGTTCTCCTTATCTCTTGCACAAATAACATATCATGTATCTAGATATGTTGCAACCAATTAAAAGTGGATTCTTCATTTTTCATTCATACCATATTTCTTTTGCACCTTCGGTTCTCCATGCACATGGCTCGCCGCTTTGCATACTGGACAGATCAATATGCCACTTGAACGGCTCCTTTTCGATATACATCAGAGTGCACATGCTTCCATCAGCATCCTCGCTCCAGTCAACATAATCCAACCAAATGCGGGATACCTTTTCATTTTTCTTCAACTTTCCGATCAGCCGCATTGCCTCGGCGTAGGTTCTGTCATGATAACTCTGCACTCCGTTGTACCAATCATCCTTGGTGTTTACATAATCACCATCCCAGTACACCGTGAACCAATCCTCTTTCTTGTTATCTTTCCAACTCATTTTTTTGTCCTCTCTTTCCATCTGATTAATAACATTCCATGATTGACCGCAGGACTTCCTGCCTGTCTTCCTCGTAGCTCTGCCATTCTTCTGTCTTATCTCTGAATGACCAATGGTCGGGACTCCGGTATGATGCACTTCGGAAGAAATACAACTTGTCGCCATTTTCGAAACGATACATTCCAGTTTTTTCTGCGATCCTCATCACGTTTTCGGCTTCTTTCTTTGTCATTTTCTTACTCCTTCATATAAAGGCAGATGATTTGCGGCTCATCTTCCAAAGCCGATTTTCTTTAATGAACCAATACTCTGATGTGAAGACGCTGAATGTTGTAACCACCTGCAAGGATACTTTCTACTGTAGCGATTCCATCTGTTCCTGTAACCACTCCATTCAGTGCCAAGCCTTCATATGAGTTGCCATTTTCGAGGAGCAGATCATACGCTGTCGGGGTTCCGACTTTTTCCTTTACTCTGTTCCAAAGGTTGAGGATCATTGCATCGGCTAATCTTTCATTTGCCTTTCGGAAGTCCTCATCAATCATCTGAATGTGGTCATATCCTGCATGATTGTATTTTTTGATGAATTCCTTGTATCCGAGTTCAGCATATGCTTTGCGAAGGCGGGCTTTCTTTTCGATGTCATATCTTGTCCATTCAGCGACAAGGTTCTTTCTCAGTTCTTTGAACTCAGCGGGGTATTCGCTTTCAACTACCTTCTCCTGCTTGCGGGCTGTTTCAACCTTTGCCGCCCACTTTTCAACAATCTGTTTCTGTTCCTCGATTGCTCTTTCTGTGTTCTTGTAGGAGTCCTCTGCAGATGCTAAATCGCAGAATGTCCAGTAGCAATCATAAGCTTCATCTGTAGCGCATCTTCCATCGGCTGTGTGCTTCTGATAAGCACCCGCTTCAACTGACCATCCCTTGGAAACGATCTGAGCCTTGATTTTGTTGATCTTTGCTTCGTACTTCTTGAGGAGTGCTTCCTTCTTTGTGAGCTTATCCTGCGCCTTGATGAGTTTTACCTGTAATTCTTTGCTTGTCATTTTCTTATCTCCTTTATCTTACAATCCTATTATAGACTATATCTAGATATAGTCAACTACAAAATAAAAAAGATTTCAAATAATTGAAACCTTTTAAATTGCGGACATCACCACTTGTACAATTTTCCGATATGCCTTCGGAGTGTGATATATGTCTTCCAACTGCTGTTTTGTGTACTCCTTGGAAAAATAATCTTTCACAAAATCCTTTTCCTCGGTTTGATCAATGATGAGGTAATAATTCATTTGTGCATCAATGTAACGTGCGGAAAACTTGTTGTAATCCTTGGTCAATCTATCTTTTTCGGTGATCTTATGATTCAAATAAGACTCTTTTCCCGCAAATGATAACGATCTCCCCGCACCGATATTTTCATGTCCCTGCGGCGATGATGGAGCGGTTGCCGTGTCTATCTGCAACTGGATTGTTGCGATCTGTTCCTTCAGCTTTTCCGCTTTCCGGCCATAATAATCCATCCATTCAATTTCCTTGATAACATATCGTGCGTCTTCTCTATTCATCATCATCCCCCTGCAAAAGCAATTGCCTCAATCTTTCGTGTTCCTTGGCATATGTCAACATACCGAGGTAGTAGGACATTCGCATTATCGTTATCAGACTTCTGCGCTGATATACACTAATGCTTTGCATGAAATTCAGACTGCTTTTTATTGCATCCTGCGCCTTCCTCATTTCGGTTTCAGTGCTCATAACCATCACCATATAAGGCATTCAACCTCATTTCTGCCTCATGCTGTCGTTTAAAGGCATTCCGGTTCAATCTTTCCATTTTTTCAATCATCTTCCTCAGCTTCGAATTTTCCTCTTTCAATTTGCTGATTTCTGATTGCATCTGCGCCTTTGTCATCGTCATGCTTCAACTTCCTTGAGATATATCTGCATCACTGCCCCGCCGAACATATCTTGCATTCGGTATGCGCTTTCCTTGCTGAACAAACATTCAGCCGTTATCCATTCTGATAACTTGCAACCGTGCTCCAAATAGCCCTTCCCTATTTTCACTATGTACAGACTTGTCGGTTCTGCTTCCATCTCCTGCTTTCCCTTCTGAATTTGATTGAATACTTCCCGAACATTATCCGATGTGATCACTATATCTTTTTCTGCTTCCACTGGGTCTACTATCTTCCTCACTTCCCTGCGGGCATCCATCACCTTTTTTTCATGCTCAACATCATCAACGGGAAGACCAAGCGGGTCATTTACATTTTCCCAAATTGGGTCAACACCGATCCTCTTCCCATATCTTTCTATCTCCTGCCGACTGAACAGGTAACGGAATTTAACACCTTTAAATGATTTCATCTCATCGGGGATGAGGAGCCTTGCATTTACGGCTCCTCTGATCCTTCCATAACCGAATGTGAAGATGTTTGCCACCTCATTCATGGTGTAATACTCTTGTCCATCCTTTTCTATCATTTGGTCATCCTCTATTCTTCATTATCTGCCCGTACTCCCGATGCCACCTGTTCTGACATCTTCAACTCGATCATCATCTGTGGTGAAATATCTTGTAAATATTCCCTGCATATATCGGTCACCCTTGTAGATGGTATAAGGCTCATCAGAATAATTTATGAGTAACGCCTGCATGGAATCATGGAAATCACTGTCAATGATCCCGACTGCATTAATAAGGCTGATTCCCTTTTTTCCGAGCGATGAACGGATATATAACTGGAATACATAACCGTCCCTCATCAAGACCTTTACACCGCTGTCGAATCTGATCATTCCGTGAGCAGGAATCTCCACGGTTTCGGGTGCAACAAAATCATAGCCAGCACTTCCTTTTGTTTTTCTCTTTGGTTTGAGCTTTTGATTATTGACAATGAATCTTCCGGCCCGATCCGATTTATAGATATTGTCTGTCATGATCTTCTCCCCTTCATAAACTCGTTGTAATCACCCATCATCTGCCTGTCTGTATCATCGGGAACCTCTACCTCTTTAATCAATGCAACTGCTTTATTGCAACCGATACAGAATAGGTATGTATAACCCAAATCATCCCCGACTGCGGGGCTTGCAATCACATTGATTGGCTTGCCATCTTTCATAAGTAACCGACCACATGAACATTTGAAACCATTTTTATAAACCGATTCTCTCCAAATGTAACCAATCTTTTTCATTCCTCAAACTCCCTTATTGCAAACAAC